TATCAGTTTACTTTTAAAAATATCTATGGTTCTCGCATTGGCCCCTGTATTTGGGATTTGCTGAGGCATTTTTTTTCTCTCCTGTGATAATTAGATGGTGGTTAAACTGTGCCAACTACCTCTTCAAAACTTACACCTGTGCGTGTTGCAACAAATGTTAGTCCGATGAAGTTGATGGATCGTGCTGGTTTGATAAAGATATCAGCACGGAATTCGTTTGCGTCAATAATATCAGCGGTATTATTTGACTCATCACAAACTACTAAGAAGTCTGTGATACCTCTCTTCGCTTGAACATCACGAAGGAAGGGTTCAACAATATTTACAAAGTTTGCTCTTGTAATATCATCGTTAAATTCAAAGAGTTGTGCTCTTGCAGCTCTTTCGATTGCAGTTTCTACATTTAAGAACAGACGACGAACGTTGATTCTATCGAACGCAGATACATATGAAAGTGCAGTTTTGTCACCAAAGAGTATAATTCCTTGGCCAGGGAAAGCAACAACTGGATTAATTCTCTTAGTATATAGTAGATCTCTCTGTGCTTGTGAAGGGTTATATGCAAGTTTAACTGCATTGTTCACAACTCCACGATCTGCACCAGCTGGTGAGAACCAAGGGAATGAATTTTGAGATGTTCTTGCCATCATACCAGCAACATCAGAGTTGGTTGGTATGTAACGGAACTTATTATTGAAACGATCAAAGATGTACTTATAACCAGAATCAATCACAGCATAAGAAGATGATGTATATTGATTACATGTTGCTAAGATATTTGATGTTTGAGTGTCACTATTCACTATAGGAACAGGAGCAACACCACCACCACTTAACACATCTGATTTAGATGGGCCAACAACTGCGATACAATCTTTTCTGTCTGATGCAATGGAGATTAACTTGTTAGCTTTACCAACTGTTTCTTCTCTACTTCCCATTCCAGGCCCCATGATGAGGTAATTAACTGGATACTCTCTGATATTTGTAAACTCATTATATCCAGAAATTATATCTCCAAGAGTTGTAGGATATGTTGGTGCAGTAAATGTACCACCGTAATCTTTTCCACCCTCTAATGAGAATGTGGACTTACCAACACCCACGAAACTTACACCTTGAGTAACCTGTCCCCATGAACCAGCAGCAATATTTGCAGCACTGTTTGCACCTGTTAAAGGAGTTCCATTTGGTTTTGCACCAGCAAACACATACTCTGAGTTATTTGCTAGAAAATTCTTATAGTAAACTGGTGTATTGAACTGTTTTGCATCTTCTGCCTTAGAAAGATTAACAAAAGTTTCTAGTATCTGACCCGCAGTTCCTGATTCTTTTCCAGAATCATCAACCACAACAACGTGCATTTCATCAAATCTAGAACTTCTAGAGTTTGCATATGCAGAAGTTTGTGGTTTTGGTGCGATACTCTTCCAGTAAACAGTTGCGTTATCTAAACCTAATGTTTGTGAATCGTACCAATCAGTGGCTGTAGTTGGTTGTAATGCAGAGTTGGTTGTTATACCAGTAACTTTCATTGTTTCTGCAGCAGTACCAACACCAACAACTACAACTAAATCATCAACATCAATACCACCTAAAGCATTCACAACTATATTTGTATCAGAAGCACCACCATTAGATGTTGCAATTGTTGTTGCAGCTCCAACGTCAGTAACAGCAGTAATTACACTACCATCATTATGTGCTGTTGCAGTTGTTCCACCAAGTCCTCTTGTTGAAATACCAACCGCATTACCTGAGATATTTCCAACTCCCATCAATTCATTACCAATTAAAAGTAATGAAACGTTAGCAGTAATTCCACTTACGTTTGCAACGTTAACAGATGTTGCATTTGCACTTAGTGCCGCTCCACCAGCGTTATCAACTGTGGTTGCAGCAGTTTTGTTTAGAAGAACTAATTGTTCACCAACTGTTAATGTGCCTTGGTTTGTTCCTCCAATATCTCTTGTTACTTGAATTGAAGTTGTAGCAGCACCAGTCGCACCAGCGATGATTACGTCTCTAGTGGTCTTAAATTCATAAGCACTACCTTTTTCATAATCCTGTTCGGTAACACTTCCTCCAACAGCAACTGCGCTGACAACTTTAACATCTACTGAACTTGCACCAACACCTGTAACTGTACCAGAAAGGTGTCCATTTAAAACTAATGATGTACCAATACCACCAATTGTAACACCACCAAATGCCTGTGTGATTCCAGCACCAACAACAACACCAGCGGTACTAACACCACTTAGTGTTTGGTCTGCAATTGAGTCTATTGTACAAACTTTTAATCCGTTAGCCCATGTGCCTGGGTTTTTTGCAGCGTAGTACCAAGTTGTTGCTGATTCATATTCATTGAAGTAATCATCAGTACTCTTAATTTTTAAACTACTTAATGAACTTCCAGCACCACTAGCAACTGCTGCGTTTGCGTTATTTAAACTTGTTCCGTCTGTCCTTACGACTCTAAGAACTCCTCCATATGAAAGATATGAAGCAGCTGATAACCAATATTCGTATTGAGAACTTGTTTCTTGTGGTTCTCCGAAAGTTTCAACTAAATCTTTCTCACTCTCTATTAATTGTGGATCTTCTACTGGGCCTTTGACAAACGGGCCTGCAATGGCACCAGTCTGATCACTAACTCCAGTAATTCCTCCCCTAGTAAGGTCAACTTCCTTGACTTTTACACCAGGCGAGACTAAGCCTAAACCAGCCATCTGATTTCCTCTGCGTGTCAGTATTTTATCTAAATTTATTTATTATTTACCCGACTTACATATGGGGAAACAATACATGAACATCACCAATCAGGATATTCCCAACTTACTATTTTTTTCTTTCTTGACTTTGAGATCCTACTGATAGTGCAGAGTTTACATTCATATGAGTAGGACGAAGCATTACCACCTCGATTCTTTCTGGTTAAGTAAAAACCATCAATCAGATTTTTTTCCTCTCCACATACTCTACATATTCTTTCTTTCAGAAACAGATGTTCTAGATCAAACTGATCATCTAAGTCCATCACATACCATTCCAGAAGTTATCTACTGGTTGTACATTTCTAGAAGCCAGATACAAACCTATGTTTGTAAAGAACCAAAGGATATTAATAACCCAAGTTTGTCTCCACAAATATTTTCTATTGTATTGAACAATGTAAAGATTTCTCTCATTATCTTTTACAAACTGTTCTAATACTAATGCGACTACAAATCCAATCGCATATATGTAGAATACAAAGTTTAAAAAACTTGAACCGAGAAGTAAAAATGAAATCATGTATAGTACCTAATAATATTCCCACATATAGCTGGAATCACCATATGTAGAAAATATTTCATCACCATTTGCTTTTGTCCATCTATCACCACTCTCCACAAACTCATCTTCATCTAATCCGTCAGATATAAAACCAAATGGAGCCATATCTTGTTCTATCTGATCTTTTTGGTCTTCATATAATCTCTTTCTTACGTCTTGATCTGTTAATTCTTTGAAATAGTCTTGATCTACCATCCATGCATATATTACTAGACACATAGCTAAGTCATCATTACATCCTTCTTCAGCTTCAAATGATGTTCTCTTTTGTATGAATGTAGTTAGTTCAGATATAATATCATAGTCTTTGAATATAACCTTATCAGTTTCAATCATTGTCTTGAGGTTAGAGCACCCTAGAGCTTTGACTGCTTTAGACATCTTAACTCCAAGTTGAGTTTTCTTTCCACTAAATCCTTGTCCTACTATTTGACCAGCACGACCTCTCATTGAACACTGAAGTAAATTAGGATACTCTAGATCGTAATTTAGTATGGAAGCCACTTGATCTCCAATATCATTCACTTCACACAAAACCCATGCATTATTATACCCTCTTATTGTATCATGTATTATTGAAGGAAACAACATTGGTTTGATACTATTGTTTCGATACTTAGCTACTACCTGATGTGGATAGGATGTAATATCCACTACTACAAATGCAGAATAGTCATTATCCATACCTCTAGCCACGTCAACTGTACACATATACTCATGATCTTTCTGTGGTTCTACATATACATCTAATCCATTACTAGACTTTAATGCATTTTCATACACCAATGATCTAAGTTTTGCTGGATTGATAAGAGTATCAACAGATCCTAAGAACTCACATTCAAACTCAACCTTGAACTGTTGTTCTGAGGTGTTTGCGATTGTTTGTTCTCTCCACTTCTCATCTCTGCCTGGCACTTCAGACCAATGAACTGATGTCGGAACGTATTCATTTTGTTTACGTTCTGCATCATGCCACATTCTATAAAAATGATTCATCCCATGAGGGGTAGAAACCATTATGACTTTCGTTGACTTACCAGAAGTGATAGTAGGATATACAGAGGCAAAGAACGAGTCAGCAATATGATTAGGAACAAAGGCAAATTCATCCAGAAAAAGAATGTTGAAAGACATACCTCTAACTGCACTTGCAGAGGTAGATGCTGCCAGTATTTTTGATCCATTTTCCAACTCCAATGATCCACGGTTCCAAGCTAGGACACCTTGCTGCATCCATTTAGGTAAGTTTTCATATGCAAGTTGTAACCTACCCAATAGTTCTCTTGCAGTTGCAGCTTTGTTTGCAAGAATACCTACATTCACACTATCATTAAACACAACATAATGCAAGAGATAAGCCACAGAAGTTGTAGACTTACCAGTCTGTCGTGGCATCATACAGATATTGAATCTGTTCTCATGAAACCTCTTGATTAATTTTTCTTGAAAGTCATATGGCTCAAAAGGAACAAGACCACTATCAAGAGAAACTATCTGAATATAATTTTTTGCAAAGTATACAGGATCATCCTTACACTTGATAAACTCCTCAATCTGAGTTGCAGTAAATTCAAATGCGGTATTTGCTTTTTTTAAATTAGGATTACCTAGATACTGTTCTTGTGGCATAACTTATTTAATTATACTGTTGCCATCTACCCTTCTTGTCCCATGACTTAAAGAATTGTGATTCCCATCCAGATTTAAGGAAGGAAGGTATTACAACTTCATCAATAAATTTTCTATTATCTTCAGCCATCCACCTTATTTGATCAATACCACCACCGACATTAATGAACTTAGGAATGATACCACCAACAGTAACAACAGCAGCAACGACTGCACTGCAACCCCATACCCACTTCTCTAGTTTATTAATCCTATTATTAAATTGTTGATGTTCTTTATCTTTATACTTAGCAACCTCTGCACGAAGAAGTTCTATATCTTTTGTTAGAGCTGCTATTTGAGTGCTCTGTTCTATATCAATTTCTGTCGCCATTATTGAACTCCATAAGTGCTTTATTTATGGCATCTTCTGGTTGGGTCATAGTTTTTTCTATTTCAGTTCTTCTTGCATTTCTTATAAACATCTGTTCCATGTGAATGAAATGATGTGGATTCCATATATCTATCTCTCCCCTTGTTGATTCTCTAGGTATAAGAGGTTTTGGTTTTGGTTTAGGAACCATAGGGCCACCATCAGGAGGTGGACAATATGTTGGTTTACCATCCAAACGAGGACTACATGCATGAGCTGGTGGATCTGTAACTGGTGCAGTGCATCCAACTAATATTAATGGTATTGCCAAATATTTAATCATCCTTACCCTCTACTTTTAAAACTACTACTGGTGCGATCACTCTATGAAACTCACGAAAGTATTCTTCACGATTCTTTGCATACTCACGTTCTTCTTTCTTTTTAGTCATTTGGCCAAAAATGATCGTATCTCATTATGTAGTATATCACAATAGCCACAGAAATCAACAACATGACTATCATAATATTTACACTATGAACCACCGTCATATTTTATCTCCATATCATCTAAACCTTTGACTTCTGATGGCGTAGTAGTTATAGTTGTTTTAGGTTTATCTTCTTCTTCCCAAATTTTTTTAATTTCTTCTGATTGTCTGTCAATATCTCTCATCGTGTTTGCAACTTTGGCATCAATCCATTTCTGTTTTAACCATTCAATAAAACCTAATGCAAGATGTTGTATAAATGGATTTTTGAATTTCTTTTTAACCCATCTTTCAACCTTATCGTACCAAGGGTCTACACCTTTACCAAATGTTTTTTGAAATTCTATTTTCATTAGTATGAAGACTCCTCTAATATTTCCTCTCCTACTTCTACATAATTTAATTCATCGTTATAAACCCAATGGAGTTTAGTCCATAAGTTTTCAAACTCCTCTTTATCTAAGTCTTTGATAAGAATTTTATCGTTCCAATAAATGTGATACTTCATGATAGCATTAACATTGCGTGTTGTAGTTCTTTTGAATGTTCTAGTTCATCTTGAGCTATTTGTGCAATCTTCTTGTCCTCTGGGTGATACGCCAAATATTTAGTGTATGTCTCAAAAGCATGTTTTTCGATTCTCATATTGATGTCATAAGCGTCCATAGGATCAACAAGATAGTAAACAACCATGACCCAATAATAAAATAGAACAAGGTGTTTGGCAAAGAACCTATCAATCCAATATTTATTTCCCTCTCTAAGTTCCATCTCTTCCAAATGTTCCGTTTCATTTAAAGCTTGATAAAAGTGTTCTTTCATTAAGTAGATGTGATCTTCTCCTCGAAGTCCGAGTGACTCACGAAAATGTAGAACACTTATAAAAGCAAAATAGGGTGCTCGAGCTATAACCTCTAACACCCAAAATCTTGGAACTGATCTACCTCTGTAAAGGTAGTCGAGTATTGTAATTGTAAAATCGAGAACTAGAGAATTTAGTTTTTTCATTTTTTTCTGTTATCCCATTGGTAGAAAAGGTAAACTGAAAGTGAAGTCCAGAAAATAATTTCTAGTGCATAATTATTCATTTGATTTAATCCCTTTGTCGCCAATCATCAGATTTTTCATTCTTGAACCAATCTGCTATGTCATCTGCTCCACTGAATCCTTTTTTATTTGTTTTAGGATCACCTATATCCAAATACTTTAAACAAGATCCATCTGGGTCTGTAGCTAATCTTCTCGCTTGACTTAACATTCCTCTTGCACTTGTATTTGCTTTTGCAAGTTTTTGGGCCCAAATCATATCACTCATGGTAACTTCTGTTCCTGATGCTATGTCTTTGCAAATTCCTTCTAACCGAAGGCGATAATTAGTAGATAACATAAACTAATACTTATTATTAGTATTATCTATACGTATGCAAATCGGGGTAGTGTGGCAAGTGTGAATATAATAACACCAAATATAATACAAGATGATTTGATTGGCAAGTTCTTCATTAATCCTCCTTAATACAGTATTCACAAGAAAGAGGACTTGCCTTCATAAAAGGCAGATCCTCTCTTGCTTGTTTTATTGCGTTGTAAGCGTCATCTGCGTATTCACAGATTTCGTAATGATTGTTTTGTAGGTCGTGATAACCAACAACATAGTGGGACATGATCTCCT